GGCGCATGTCTGCTATTGAAAGTTTTCCTGTTTTTGTTTTAGCTCTCGCCATGTTTTCCCCTTAAAGGTGTTAGATTAAAAAAGAAGGGGGGCCCGAAGGCCCCCACATTCTTAACCAAGCAAATCCGCGAAGGCTTTGTCAACAGACGTGCCTTCTTTTTTATTTGCGCTATACTTGGTGGTCTCGCTAGAGTTTTCTTCGGGGTCTGAATCGCTCAAAAGAAATTCATCTAGCATGCCCTGAACTTCGGCCGCAGTCTTTCGACTTGGGGCGAATAGCTCCTCAAAATCTGGAATGTTTTCCAGAAGTTCGTGGCACTTTTCAGGGTCATCGGGACAAAGCGGGGAACTTCGTCGGCGCGGGGTGAGCTGTGTGACTGGGAAGCTTGCGCCTGCAGGCTTTCCATACGCGATTGCCAAATCAATACCCTTTTCAGGATCAGTGATGTCCCCGTATTCAGGGTTCAAAACAAGGTTAAGAAGGCTTTCGTAAACTAGTTTCCCAAAGCCCCAGACACGAACGCCTTGGTCTTCTTCACCGCGAACAAGCACCGGTGCGAAAAAACGCTGACGAGCAGACAACTTCTTGGCCATCCGTTTACTATCTTCTGTTCCTTCTTGCCAAAGCTGGCGGACAAAAGAGTCCAGCGGACAATCTTCCCCAAAGTTTCTCTTCGGGCTAAGAAAGCCAGGATTGTCTCCAACGTTGTAGTGGAACCAATAGTCCTTGAACGGATCTCCATCGGCTGTGGGAACAATGCGAATTACTGATTCGCCATCTTGGGGGCGCCAAAAACGGTTATTCGCGCCCCCTTTAGTTTTGAGGGTGGTCATGCGTGCACGCATTTTATCTAAATTGATTGACATATTTCTTGTCTCCTTTTTTGTTAAAGTCAGTACAATAACTCTCTTGTACCGCTATTTTTATATAATACTATAAATTTAAATCTTTGTCAAGCCTAAACTTGTTATTTTGAACCACTGAGCTATTCAACAGACTGAACGCATATACATCTTCGTAGTCTGTTGAAAAAACCGCGTAGCTCATCATCATTTTATCATATTGTTTCTGTTCTTTTAATTGCTCCCCAATCTTTTTCAATAGAGTACCGTCCGTTTGAAGCCTCTTTTCAGGCACTCCATAATAATATCTCTTTTCGCGTGGAATGTCAAGATCAAAAAATGGTTTTTCTTCCCCAGTTTCATAGTTTAGCAGGCTGAAGGTTGTCATGCGGGCCGTTTCTATAAATGGAGCAAATGTAGTGGTCTCCGGTTCCGTGTTATTAAACACGTTCATCATGTGAATTGTGTACACAACCAACTCATTCAGCTTGTTGAAGTGCTCGCGGATGGGGACATCTCCAACAATCTTAGATACTTGCACGTTGTCCACTAAATATATTCTTTCAAACAGCGCGCTGCGCGTGTACTCTTGCAGGATGTGAAACAAGACGTTATCATTCAGAGTTTTCAATTCCGGCAATAAAGCACGATCTGGCCTTATATATAAAATACTTATTTGGCATTTGTGCTTTATTTGTTCTAAGATTCTAAGAATAGCGGCTGAAATAAGGCCGCAACTTGTGACGACCAGGACGCCGTCTTTTACGTTTTTAAAAAAACGCTTCAGGCTGGGGCAATTCTCTTCATACTTTTCAGGATGATCATACTCCGGGAAATTGTAGCACCGTGGCGCTTTTTGCAAGCCCGTGTCTATTTTATATATTTTATATTGAGGGTAGTTAGCAAACTGATCTGCGATGTTGCAGCCGGCTTCTCCAATTCCAATTATGGTCTGCATTATCTTACGTTCATCCTTTTCATCTCGCCAAAGTTTTTCCCACCAAAGACATTCACCTTAAAGGTGCCAAGTTCTGTGTTGGCAAACTCTTCTTTTATCTCATGTACCAGCACCTGATCCTTTTCTGCTAGGTCAATTACCAAAGAGTCATGCAAACAAAACGCAATTTGAGATTTCTTATCTTTAAGTAGTTCCCAAACTTTAATCATCTGCCGAAGGAAGAGGTCCGCCGCTGTTGACTGAATTATATAGTTCAAAGCGTGATGATCATCAGAATCAATTGTCCTGTTCCAAAGGGTTGTCACTTGGCTTCCATTGTAGTACTTTTGTAACACAGAGTCTCGATCATATTCTTTGTTTAAGAGGCGGTCTTTTGACTCGGGATTGTACAGCCACGCAAACACTCTTTTCTTTGCTTCTTCTCTTGTGCCACCATTTTTAAAAACATTTTTCAGGTTCCAATCGTGCAAATCTTCGTTTGGTTGTCCGCCACCTAGGAGTCCAAGCATAACACGCAACTCAGCCGCATTGTAATCTAATTCAAGAAACCACTCGTTGTTGGGTTTTAAAATCGTTCTGTATTCCTTGTCCATCGTTAATATTGGAAAGGCCTTTGAAGTGAGTCTTCCAGTTTTGGTGCCGCGCATATCATATGTTATATAGGGCTCTATGTTGCTTATTTTTTTGAGGAATTGGCGTGCCTTGAATTCATGTCGTCGCCCTTCTAAAGGAGTCAAATCAATATTTAATTTTGTATTTTTTATTTCCGTCAAAACCCTTACAAGATCTACCATATGATCATAGTTTTCTGGTTTGGCCTGGGTTGCAAAAACATGGTTGCAGATCTTATTTTTAATCTGCCCATAGTTTAATAAGACATGGGGGGGTATCAAATCAAAAAAGCAATGTTCCCGCAGATTTAATTTCGCTTCGCCGACGGAGCGCCTAAAAGCTTCTAGTTTTTCCTTGACCGCTTCCCACTCTCCTCTTAGGTTTTCGGGGCATGCTTCGTCTAAACTTTTCCCACCACAATAATATTTCGCGTATTGAATCTGATTGTCCTTGAGAGACTCCGCGTAATCCCAAGTTTTTGTTAATTGATGGCGTGGCTTTTTCTTATAAATTTTTCCATCTTGATAAATGGCAACACATTCTCTTTTGTCATCAAAGGTTTGAAAAATCATTCCGGTCAATATTCAGTGGCGTCAGGGTCACTAATTTTTTCTTTTTTTATTATAGCAGGTTCTGCGTAAGAATACAAGCCAGAACTTGTGGAATCGCCAAAATATTTTATATTGTAGGGTGGCTTTCTGTCGTCTGGTATTTTTTCATATATCTTTGTTTGTTTTGTCAAATGCCCTATATATGACACCGCGGACTCAGCACCAAAAACTTTATAAAAATTTAATATTTTTCTCATGTGCGATTTATATTCGCGCTGCCTGTACCTGATTTTGCTCTCGGCTAGCCTTAATTGAAAATAAATAGGTAAAAAATACTCATCATTATATTTCTTATCAAAAGTTTCTGGCGGTGGGCCTTCAAAATTTACGGGTATTTCCTTTTGGTCATAATAAACGGGGATTGGTTCTCTTTGGGTTTCTTTTGTTATTATTTTGTAATTGCCATTAAGAACGCTATCCCACGTCGCTATGGGGCAATTTTTAGTTTCGTACACTGAGCCGTAAGTTCTGCTGCGTGGGTTGGCCATCAAGATAGAATACAGATTAAAAAGGCGTGCCTTCATACTTTCGTACGAAAAATATTCACTTTCATAGAAATAGCTAGAAAAAACACTGTTATCGTCAAGGCTTACACCAAAGGCCGTCATATAATCTTTGGTCACTGGCGAGTCCATATTAACTGCGATTCTCCATGGAATATTTTTGTCTACATAGAATCCGAACCCGGATGCAGCTTTAATATAATCGTTGAAAGAGGGTTTTGAAATAAATCGCTCAAACTTAACGAGATCGTTATCGTAAGACGGGCCCGACAATTCAATAAAAAGACCGCTAATTGCGTTTGTGCAGTGCGGAGATACAATAAAACCAGTCTTTGTAATCGGAAACTCTCCTACCATCATTTTAGCGAATTGCAGAAACTCTCTCGTCAGATCGTCAAAGTTTTTGATTTTTCTGTTGATTTTTGGTACCTGGATGTACGAATTCGAAAAAACGTTAAAGACATTTTTAACAAAATGATCATTATACATTTGATGAAAATTCTGAGTCGCAGACTTTGGCGTAAACGAGGGAAACAAATCTGCAAAACTCCTTCCTTTGACCACCGCGCACTTGTCTATAAAATGTTTAAAGTCCCGGAAGGCCGCGGCAACAAAATCCAAAGCCAGAATTAGTCCCGGACCTGGAAGTTGTACCATGTTTATTTCAGAAGGATATATTGGGGTCCCATATATATCTACTTTACCATAAAAAGGCTTTTCATATAGAATGTCCAAGGGAGTGGGATCGAAAAGTCTAGAAAAGGATTCTTCTCGATAGCGCAGCCTTTGCTCAAATAGTGCAGATGCTTCTAGGGAGTTAGTACCAAAGGGGGGTATGTTAATATCGGCCATTATCGTGATTTTCCTCTTCTAAGATAATTAGTTTTATCTCCTTTATTTTTGTTAACTACATGCTCCCGGAGTTTTTGGTTTTGGCGTCGAAGAAATTGCGGAGGAAGTTGACAGCTCGGCCAAAGCTTTCTTTTGATCTAACTGCGCTTTTTCAGTCGCGGTCATTTCTTTTGTTGTCTTGACTGAGTCGTTCTTTTTGCCCTTGCTTTTCTTAGACTGATGAATGGCAGAGTCTGCTTTAGTGAGAACCCCTCTCACAACAGTTTCCCACTGTCCATCTTTAATACTAGTGTCAACGCTGGTACAAAAATAATAACCCCCGTTCATAATATTGTTTTTTTCAAAATTGCCGGCGCTGATAAGTTCTGTGTTGACATAAAAAAGTTGACCGATATAGAAATAAGGATTCCCAATGAGTCTCATCTCGCACACAAATTTTGCCGGCTTGATTTCAGCCTTGCTTATTCGATCATTGTCTTCGGCGCCCGTGGCCTGACGGTAGTAGGCCGTGGCCATGCGGGGCTTTGTCGATTGAGTGAACTTGATGCTCTTCAGTAGCCCACGATTTTCACCACCCACCATGAAATGAGGTATACCTTCTTCTTTATCAAGTACTGGGTGGGCCTTAAGTGTGTCTTTAACGCGAGCCTCGAACGGGCTAGGCGCTTTTGCTTGTATTAAGAGTGTGTTAGAAATTTTATTGAAGGGCAACTTTGTGGCGACGCTGTTTTTAAACCGCTGTTTTCCAAAGTTAAACATGCGCGCTAAATCTAAGGCGGCATTCGTGTGATAGTCTCCTTTCATTTTGCTCTCTAAGAGGTTCTTTGGTACATTGATTGAGGTAATGTCTAGATTAAAGCCACCGGTGGCGCCTCCGCTAACCAACAACTTCCCATCTGCGGCCGAACCAAATGGTTTAGAAATCTTATTCATTATAAATTGAATCAGATCATTAATAAAAGACATTAATTGATAGCTTTTTTTACTTCTACCTACAATTTTATGAGTCATAAAATCTACAAAGATTTCGAGAGAGATCGGTAAAAAATATAAATTAACCTCAGACCTAATTGAACTGCCCGGTCGTTGCATTTCCATATTCCCAAAGATCAATCTAAAGTCTGGTGTTGCTGCGGCGACGCTGTCGCCTAAGCCGCCACTATCAAGAATTGTAGATATCAAATCTCCAAAAGTAAAAAACATAATTTTTTCACCTTTTTCATATTCATCCGACAAGAACAATTTGGCGGCCGCCCCAATTTTTTTATACTTTTCGATAGTAGCGCAAGACCCATCTGGTAGTGGAATTTTTTCAGTTTCTGTTGTCAAATCAAAGGCCTGTTGGACGGTCTTGGCGGCGCCCTTGGCGGCGTTTTTGGGTGGGGGGGTGCCCGAGGACATTTCGTTTTGTAAGGCGGCGCTTTTGTTAAAAGCGTCCTTAGTTACGCCGGTGACCTCCAGCGCTTCCTTCTTGATGATATCA